CAAGGTTGCGCCCGATCTCAACACCAGTGTGGCCACCTGCTGGGACTTGGGCATGCGGCATTTACAGGTTGTGTGGTTGTTCCAGATCTGCGGGCGTGAGTTGCACTGGATCGACTACATCGAGGGCTCGGGCAAAAAGCTCAGTCATTACGCGGAGCTTCTCTATCTCAAAGCGCGAGCCGGTGGCTACAGCTTCCGCGCACATCTTCTTCCACATGATGTAGAGGTGCGTGAACTCTCGACTGGCATGAGCCGCCGCCACGAGTTGATGGGCCTGCTCAATGAGCCGGTGATTACGGTTCCGAACCATAGCACCGAGGATGGTATCACGGCGACGCGGGCCAGCCTTGGGGTTTCTTGGTTTGACGAGGTGGCGACGCGGCGCGGCTTGGCGCGCCTGAGATCCTACCGGCGGGGCAAGAGCGGCATGGCGGTGGCGGACGAAGCGGAGGACGCGGCCGACGCGTTCAGGACTGGGTGCGTGGGAATTCCGTTGATTTCGGGCGGTTTCCTGTCACGTTCGGGGGCCGGCGGGCGGTTGCGCCGGCGGCTACGGGGGCTGGTGTGATGCGGACCTTGTCGTGGTTTTCTTGTGGTGCGGCGAGCGCGGTGGCGACCAAGCTCACGCCCGATGCGGAGCCGGTTTATTGCGAGACGGGCTCTGAGCATCCTGACAACGAGCGTTTTCTGCAAGACTGTGAGCGATGGTTTGGGCGCAAGGTGACGCGGCTCAAATCGGACCGTTACGTTGGGGAGCAAGAGATGTGATGGTTGGTGGTCGCAATCTCACTGCTCCAAATTTCGTTCAGCTTGCAACTCACCCGGGTCAGGCCCATTTTGCTGTCGATAGCAACCATACTTGCAGGGAGTGTGAACATTGGGCGAATCAGAGAGGGGAGCGGACGAAATCAGGGAATCTACAGCCGGCGCGCTGCCGGAAGGCGCTGCAAGCGATGAGGGATCCGCCGCCGATTCCGCATACAGCGACGAGTTGTCGGCACTTCACCGCAAATCCAAACCCTCCGGAGATCTGAGTCTCGATCTGGCCGCCAGTCTGGATGAGCCAGAGCAGTTGGTCCGGATGCTGATCGTCGCGGCGCAGGAGCATGTCGGCTACAGCGAGAACACAGACAAGTGGAAAGTGGTGCTTGGTCATGCCGCTCAGGCGGCCAAGGAGCTAGAAAAGCTCAATCAGCCTTCACGCCGGCCCTAACCTTTGCTAGACCTCGCCATTGGGAGATGTCCCAATGGCGGTCGAGCAGTTATTCGCACACTTCAAGGATCAACGGGCCGCGCCCAACGCGGTCTATGATCCCGGTGATCCGGAAAGCTACGAGTCCTATCTTCTGTCCTTAATGGACGACTCGCAGGACTACGAGGATTCTATCCTCGCCGGCTCCAGATCCGAAGCTCAACTGTACTATTACGGCTACGAGCCGGCGATCGAGGGCGGCGGACCTTCCGACAACTTGGCCGGCGAGGATCCCAACCAGACCTTGGGCGAGCTCCTCGATCGTGACAAGAAAACGACCGTCAATCGCAGCACGTTTGTCTCCACCGACGTGAAAGACGCGGTGCTGTTGATGATGCCGGCCCTCATCCGGCTGTTTGGCGCGTCGGAGAGCCCGGTTTTTCTGGTGCCGCGCGCTGAGGTCGATGCGGATATGGCCGAACAGGCCACTTCGTATGTGAATTATGTTTTTTGGAATGACAATCCAGGCTTCTTGAACCTCTACGGCGCAATCAAAGACGCCTTGACCGTTCGCACGGGTTACATCAAGTGGTGGAGCGAGGATCAGAAGGAGATCAAACGCAAACGGTTCACCAACATCACGGTTGAACAATTGCAGATGATCCTGTCAGAGGATCCAACAGCCAAAGTCATCGAGCTCGGACAACCGGTTCAATCGCATGCTCCAACGATTCCGCCCCAAATGGCTGGTACGACAAGCGGTCCGCCCGCAATGGCTGGACCGCCGCCTGCGCCGCCAGTATCGCCGTCTCCCGCGCCGTTTCCTTCTGCGGGCGCGGCACCTCCAGCTTCTCCGATGGGACCGATGGCTGGCCCGCCGCCTGGCGGCCCGCCGCCAGTTGGTGGTCCTTCCGCTGGCCCAAGTCCAGGCCCAATGGCAGGCCCGCCTGGACCGCCACTTGGCCCAATGGCTGGAGCGCAACCCCCTGCCCTCCCCCCAGCCGCGCCTCAACCTCCCCCGGTCACCTATGACCATGCAGTGGTGCAATACGAGGTAGCCAAGCCGCTGATCAAAATTTGCGGCGTGCCGCCGGAAGAGATGCGGCTCGACCGTTATGCGAGGAGCTTCGCCACCTCCCGTTTGGTCGGCCACGAGCGCATCGTGCCGGCGGATCAGTTGATTGCGATGGGTTACGATCGCGAGCTCGTCACCGACAATGTGCAATCGTCGGAATCAACCTTCACCGCGGAGCCGCAACTGAGGAACCCGGGCCGGTTTATGGGCTCGCGCTCGGGTGACGGTTGCAAATATGGCGAATGGTACATCCGGATCGACAAGGATGGCGATGGGCAGCCGGAGCTCCGTTACATTTGCACGATCGGCAATGATCGGCAGATCGTTCACGACGAAGAGGCCAACCGAGTCAAGATTGCGCTGTTTAGCTGTGACCCGATCGCCCACACCATCGTGGGCGAAAGCATCACGGATTACACCAAGGACATCCAGCGGATTAAGACCGCAGTCTTGCGGGCGACTCTCGACAGCGCCGCTGAGAGTATTAACCCCAAGACCGTCATCAACGAGCTTCTGGTCAATCCAGACGACGCGATGAACGATGACTTGGGCGCGGTGATCCGCACCCGCGGTGATCCTAGCGCGACGGTGATGCCGTTCAGTATCCCGTTCCTTGGCCAGCAGATGATGCCGGTGGTCGAGATGTTGAATGACATCTTGGCGCGACGAACCGGCTTGTCGGATGCAGCGAAGGGGTTGGACCCCAAAGCCCTGCAATCGAGCACCATGATTGGCGTCGAGGCGGTGATCAATGGGGCGCAAGAGCGGGTTGAGCTCGTTGCTCGAGTGTTATGTGAAACTGGTTTTAAGGACTTGTTTTCGGGGTTGTTCAACGAAGTCTGTGAGAATCCCAATCAACAGCGGACCTTGAAGGTCAACGGCAAGTTCACGCCTTACGACACGGGCACTTTCGATGCTTCGATGGGGGTCGAGGTCAATCCGAACCTGGGCAAGGGCTCGGACATGGTGCGGATGCTGGCGTTGCAGCAGATCGACGCCAAGCAGCAGATGGTGGTGCAAACCTACGGATTGAACAATCCGGTTTGCGGTATTCCAGAGATGTTGAACACGGTCACCGACATGTTGGCGCTCGCTAATGTGAAGAATGTCGGTCGATATTTCAAAACTCCCAATCCGATGCAGATGCAGCAGATCCTGTCGCAGCCCAAGACGCCGGATCCGATGGCGGTGGCGGCCCAGGCGCAACTGGAGAAGGTCCGCTCCGACACCTCGAAGGCGGTTGGGCAGCAGCAAATCGATCGCGAGAAGATGATGCATGAGAACGTGTTCAAGCATCAGCAATTGCGCGGCAAGACCCAGATCGACCTGCAGAAGCTGGCTCTGGAGGGGCAGAAGATTGGTGTCGATACGCATGTCCAGATGGCGCAGCTGGCCAGTCAGTTGATGCGCGACCAGCAGGATTCGGACCAAGCGGACCAAGACAGCCAACTGCAGATGGCGGACGCTCAGAATCAATCGGATCAAGTCGCCCAGGCCGGTCAACAGGCGCAGAACGACGCCGCGTTGAAAGCGGCGCAGATCGCCAGCCAGCACATGCAGAAGATCCACCAGCTGGACCTGGGCCACACTCAGGCGATGACTCAATTGGCCTCGCAGCATCATGCGGCGATGTCTGGGCACGGGATGAAGGGCGCGCAGATCGTTGCCGGCGCGCTGTCGCAGGGTGCGGATCATGAGCATGAGGCTGAACAGGCGGATCTTGATCGCCAGCACCAACAGACGGTGACGGCAGCCACGCTCGGCAGCCAGCAGAAGATCGCCAAGATGAGGCCGCGCGGTGGACGGTGAAGAGCACAAGCTCGATTCGGAGGAGGTCAAGCGCCTCGCCAGTCAGTCGAAGGAACTGATGGCGGATCCGGCCTTTAAGGCCGCGATCCTGGCGCTGCGCCAGCAGTTGCACGCTGAACAGATGGCGACGAAAGACAGAGATGCGATGGCGGATCTGGCGTTGAAAATGCAGGCTCTGGAGGCCATTCCCCAACAACTCCAGGTTTTTATGAACGACCACA